GCAGTGAAGGTCGACAACCCCATCCTGAACGAGATCAACATTGCTCGCATCCGGGGCATGGACCTCAGGACCCATTACAACCAGTCGAACATGGACATCGAGTGGTTTCATTTTGAATATGTCGAGCGCGCTTATCGCCACTACAAGACATCACGCAACCTGCTGGACTTCACCGACCTCTTGGAGCACGTGCTGCTGGAGCCTGAGCGCCTGCCCAAGCTGGAAGCATTGATCATTGACGAGGCACAAGACCTGTCCCTGTTGCAGTGGAGGCTGGTCGAGCAACTCGCGTTGCGCGCCCAGCGCTGCTTTCTGGCAGGCGATGACGACCAGGCTGTTTACACCTGGGCCGGAGCCGATGTCGCGAGCTTCTTGGGGTTTACAGGTGATGTCAAAGTCCTTGACCAGTCCTACCGAGTCCCCTCGAAAATCCACGCCTTAGCCAACCAGGTGGTGACGCGCATTAAGCACCGCCAGCCCAAGGCATGGAAGGCCCGTGAAGAGGTAGGCTCCATCAGTTACTACAACGACTTCAGCCAGGTGGACATCAGCTCCGGCAACTGGCTTATCTTGGCCAGCGCCAACTACATGCTCACCAACATGCACGACTGGATCAAGAGCCAGGGCCTGCTGTTCGAGCGCCACGGACAACGCAGCGTCAGCGAGAACATTCTGGTCGCGGTGCTGGGCTGGGAGAAACTGCGCAAGGGGGGCGAGGTGCCGTTCCCTGTGGTCAAGATGATCTACAAGTACCTGGACGGGGATCACATCAAGCATGGCCACAAGATGCTGCGCACGGCCGACCCCGGTAGTATGTACACACTCTTTCTCCTGAAAGAAAAGCACGGACTTCTTTCAGAGGAAATCTGGCACAAGGCCCTGACCAAGATCAGCGAGGACCGCCGAGACTACCTGGTCTCGCTCCTGCGCCGAAATACAAAGCTCCCGGGCCACGTGCCCATCAAGCTGTCCACGATCCACGGGGCCAAGGGCGGCGAGGCAGACAACGTGCTGCTGCTGTCGGACCTGTCCACGCGCTTTGCGAAGGACTACGAAAAGAATTCGGACGACATCAATCGTCTGCTGTATGTGGGCATCACCCGCGCCAAACAAGCGCTGCACATTGTGCTGCCAAAGAATGAACAGAAAGGCTTCCGACTATGAAGCGCGATACCAAGACCATGTCTATGTTCCCTCGGATTTCCGAGTGGCTGCCCCCACAAATTTTTCCCAATCTGAGCGAGGCAAAGGAGATTGCAATTGACCTGGAAACCTGTGATCCGAACATGGAGTCGCTTGGCCCTGGCTGGCCTCGCAACGACGGTTTTATCGTCGGGTATGCCGTCGCCGTGGATGGCTGGGCTGGCTATTTTCCTGTTGCTCATGCTGGTGGTGGAAACCTTGACAAACGCCTGGTGGAGCGGTGGGTCAAAGACGTTCTCGCAACGCCGGCAGACAAGATCATGCACAACGCTGCCTACGACCTCGGCTGGCTCCGCGCCACAGGATTCGAAGTAAACGGCACGATCTACGACACCATGCTGGCCGCGCCACTGCTGGACGAGAACCGCTTTGCGTACAGCTTGAACAGCCTGGGCTTTGACTACCTCAAGGAGATCAAGTCCGAGCAGGGCCTGAAGGAGTCGGCCTCTGACTTTGGCGTGCACCCCAAGAAGGAGCTGTGGAAGCTGCCCGCCATGCACGTGGGCGATTATGCTGAGCAGGACGCTGCGCTTACGCTTAAGCTGTGGCATCACTTCAAGGCCCTGCTGGCCAAAGACGAGGTCGAGTCGATCTTTGCGCTCGAAACAGAGGTGCTCCCGGTGCTGGTGGACATCACGCTTAAGGGCATCAACTTTGACCGCGCCAAGTGTGAGACGCACATGCGCGACATGCGCGCCAAAGAGAAGGAAATCTTGCAGTTCTTGAAGAGCCAGGCAGGCATGCAGGTGGACATTTGGGCTGCCCAATCCATCGCAGCCGCTTTTGACCGCATGGGTGTGCAGTACCCTAAGACAGCCGCTGGCGCGCCAAGCTTTACCAAGAGCTTCTTGGACACGCACGAGCACCCCATGGCCAAGATGATCTTGGAGGCCCGTGAGCTGAACAAGACCCACGGCACGTTCTTGGAGCCCTACCTCAAGCACAGCGCCAAGGACGGGCGGGTGCACACGCACTTCAACCAGATGCGCAACGAGGACGGGGGCACCGTCACAGGTCGCCTTTCTGCGGCCAGCCCCAACCTCCAGCAGGTGCCCGCTCGCCACGAGATCATCGGCCCTATGGTGCGAGGCTTGTTTCTCCCGGAAGAGGGCGACATGTGGGCGGCCAATGACTTCAGCTCCCAAGAGCCCCGCCTCCTGGTGCACTACGCCACCCTGCTGGGCCTGCCCGGCGCGGAGAAGATGGCGCAGGCCTACCGCGACAACCCCGACACGGACTTCCACCAGATGGTCGCCGACATGGCCGGCATCAAGCGCAAGGCTGCCAAGACGATCGGCCTGGGCCTGATGTACGGCATGGGCAAAGCAAAGCTCGCGCAGCAGTTGGACCTGCCCATGGACGAGGCCAGCGAGCTGATCGCCACGTTCCACAGCAAGGTCCCATTCCTCAAAGGCACCGTGGACGCTGTCATGAAGCGCATCGAGCACCCGTCGTCTGGCGGGTCAATCCGCACGCTGCTGGGCCGCAAGTGCCGGTTCCCCCTGTGGGAGCCTGTGGAGTGGGGCGTCAACAAGGCGCTGCCGCACGAGCAGGCAGTCATTGCCTACGGCTCACGGATCAAGCGCAGCGGCACGTACAAGGGCCTAAACCGCCTGATCCAGGGCTCGGCCGCAGACCAGACTAAAGCAGGCATGGTGGCGCTGCACAAGGCAGGCTTCAACCTGATCTTGCAGGTGCACGACGAAGTAGCGCTGTCCGTCAGGAACAAGGAAGAGGCGCGTGAGGCAGCCAACCTGATGGCCACTGCAGTGAATCTCGAAGTCCCCTCTCGCGTTGACGTTGAGACTGGACCGAGCTGGGGTTCCGCTGCATAATTAATCCGGGACAATAGCAGTTGCCCCTTCTTGCAAAGACTTTAAGCCGGGGCTTGTCCCTGGCTCTTTTTTTGATAAACTGATACGCCACATAGAAAGGAGAATTAAATGCCAGAAGATACCAAGCCGCCCGTACCCTACGTGCGTAAAAAGCGTGGCCGCCCAAAGAAGGTTGGCAGACCAAAGATACGAAGAGAACCTGACCGCGCCTCGCCCTCCATGCGCAGCGGAGCACGCTATAAAACCATCACTGTCAACGAGGAGACCTATTACATCCTCAAGGAACTGTCCGCCTTCTACAAGGTGGCCATTGGGGTGTACATCTACAGCCTGGTCCTCCCAGCGTTTGACCATGCCTACCAAGAATCTATAACGCTGCAGCGCATTGATGAAAACAGAAAGAAAGCCAAAGATGAAACACCAAATACAAACGACGTTCCCCGTCGAACTCACTTTTGAAATGCTGCCGCCTCTGATGGTAGAGGGTGTGGAACTGCCCGCGCAGATTGACATCACCAAGGCCCTGCTCACCATCGTGGGGCCAGGCGGCAAGCCGCGTCAGGTGGACATCTTGAAGACCTTCAGCGAGGATCAGATCATGCTGTGGGAAGACCAGATTGTGGACTCCTACTTTGAAGACGATGATGAGGAGTGACCATGGAACTACGAGAGGAACTGCGTGCAGTCAAGGACATCTACCCTGCGATAGCAGACCTGCTTGAAGAGGCGGCCACTCGCATTGAAGACCAGCGTCAATGGCGTCACGCCTGGTTAAAAGCAGAAAATAAAGTAGAGTTGTTGACAAGTGAATTGAGTATGCTAAGATCGGCTCGTCTCCACAGAAAGCAGAAAGAGTTCAATGACTGAATTACACACAACCAAGGCCGACAAGGTCTTCAAAGAACTTGCCGCAAGCGGTAAGTACGTTAACACCGGCAAGGTGTTGATTGGCGTGTCGTGCGAGCCCCGTCCACGCATCCTGTCATACGGAGAGGAACGCATTCAACGTGCGCTGCTCAAGGGCCACGGATCACGGATCACGGCAGGCACCTGGGGCTATATGGCCCTGGTAGCCACAGCGACTGTGGCCACTCTGGTGGCGTGCAGCGTATGAGAAAGCGCAGCAAGTACCGGCCTAAGCCCGTGCTCCAAAGCCCGATGGATTACATCCTCTCTGGCTTCAAACCTGTGCGCGATCTGCCAGGAATTTACCTTGATGCGCAGTTGAAAAACCGCACCGCCTTGGAACAGGTCCGTAAGGGCCTGGCCGTCAAGGAAGACATCGACATGCTGATCGGGGCTTTCAACATCACTGAGGCCTTGGCCATGAGCGGCATGGGCCGCGACTGGATGGACGAGATCAGACAGGGACAGGACGCGCTGCTGGAGTTGTCCCGCAGAGGCGTTGCAAGAGGCATGAGGTTCATCATGACAGCCAAAGAGTGGGAAAAGCTCAAGCTGGTGATGGACCTGCATGAGGAGCAGCTGGCAACCGCCACTGTTCACGACATCGAGAAGGCGCACGACTTTGTCTACAAGGTAATTGCCCAGGGCAGAGCGCGCGCCATTGTTCAACCCATGAAGGAAGAAACATGACTAAGTCAGACAAAATCAGAGAGTATTTCCGCAAGCACCCCGATGCTGCAGTGGCCAAGGTGGCTGCCAAGTTTGAGGCCTCGCTGCCCATGACTTACAAGATGCGTGGCCAGGTGGCGGCGGAGTGGAAGCCGCCAGAGGTGTTGCCGGTGCCTGGTCTTGGCCGCAAGATCACCCTGAGCAGGGCCCAGATTGAGATCGCGCAAAAGCTGGGCCTAGACCCGAAGGAATACGTCAGGGCCGGGCTGGAAGAAGGCTTGCTGCAGTACGACGACGAGCGAGAGGTCGTGGCCGAAGAAACGGGCATCGACGAGACGTTGAACGAGCGCGCCCAGGACTACGGCAAGTTCAAGGACGGCGCTGCACTGATGCAGGGCATCAAACGACTGCTCGCGGACCACGCGCGTGTGCATGACAAGACATTCGCCGATGACCAGTGGGAAGCCCTGGAGATGATCGTCCACAAGATGGCCCGCATCGTCAACGGCAACCCCGACAAGGTGGACAGCTGGACAGACATCGCCGGCTACGCCAAGCTGGTGGCTGACCGCTTGCAGGGGAATGCGCGATGAGCAACGCAGCGGGCTTTGTCTTAATGATCTGGGTCGCAGCCGCATGGCTCACCCACGTGGTGGCATCTATTCAGACAGCGAAGTGGTTACTGCTGTTGGTTGGGGCCATCTTCTTCCCCGTTGGCTGCGTGCACGGCACGGGCATCTGGTTTGGGGTGTTCTGATGTTCCACGTGCCTGAAAAGTTCCGCGTCAAGCTCTCTGGTTATCCAGAGGGCGACGCCACCAACGGGGCCTTTGTGGTTAAGCTCAAGCACGCTCAGAATGTGTTCGT